ATTTTTTAATTGCTTTGTGAATAGTGTCCAGGGAGATACCAGTGAGAGACCTAATCTCTCGATAGGTCATCCCACATAAATGCATCTTTGTTATCTCTTTGCAGAATAGAATCTGGTCATTCTCTGGATTGTCATCCATGAACTGATCCAGGATCTGTTGATATTTGGATTCTTGATACATCATTGAATTATCAATTTTATCATATCCCTCAGAGAGATATATTGATCCTCGATAGAGCTGATTGAATTTGGACTCTTTCCATGTGTATTGATTCCATCCCCATCTGGCGAATACTCGAGGGAGATCACTTTCTCTGATGTCGAGTTTTGATAGTAGCAGATAGATGTGTGGGACCAGGTCACGATATAGGGGATTCCCTCCAGTGATTTTGTATGCAATGTCATATGCTTCTCTTTCCCAAAATTCCACACCATAAAGTTATCTATTTTTACAATACCATTCAAACCACTTGTCATAGAATTCATTGTTGACATTCTCTCCCTTGAGGAATCTGTGGATCTTGGATGGATAGACCTCCATATCTTCTGCCATGTGAATAGCTTTGTATCTCCTGGAGAGGATTTGATTTGTCTTCTCTACCATCCAGCCTCTGATGTTCTGATCCTCTTTGAGATCTATCAGAATGGATCGGATACCTCTTCTGTTACTTTCTGGATTCGCCATGCTTGAATTGTGTTAAAAAATTTACCATTCCACTCTCTCCCTCTAAGGTTGAAAGATACATTGATCTCCTCACCCACTTTGAAAGAGTCAATCAGATCTGTTCTATCCTTGATCAACTCGAATGAGATGAATTGAGGATATTTGTCATCTTGTTGACATATGGTGAATGTCCTAGTTGAGAAAGTGTCACTCACTTGTCTCGTCTCTCCGATGTGGTGGAGAGTTCCTTTTGCTTCGTAGCTCATATTTATTTGATTTTAAATTTTTCATTATAGTAAGTATTCGCCCAGTCATATGCTGAGTTTTCAAATCCAGATTCAATGCTTGACATTGCATGAGCATTGATGATCTGCTGTCGTTCTTTGAGTTTTGCTGTGCAACAGATATTCATCTTCTCCTCATGAGTTAATTTCTCCCATCCTCCAGAATACAATTGTTGCTCAAGCCATTCTACTGCTGTCATATTATTCTGATTTAAATTTTTCATTGTAGTATTCTTCTGCTTTATCCATTAGTTTCAATGCATTAACGAAATCTCCTTTCTTTCTATCTTTCAGATATGTATTAATAATCTGCTCCTTCTCCATTTCTTTGGCTTTAGCATAGAGTTCTTTTCTTGTCGTAATTTCTCCCCAATCCATAGATTCTATACAATTTACTAACCATTCTACTGCTGTCATCTTATTTGTTGTTTAGTTGGTTGACATATTGTGCATAGAGTTCTGATGCATGATGAAGTCTCTCAATCATCAGAGCTTCCAGATCCTCATCTCTCTCATATCTCACCATGGTGATTCTCTTCTCTGGCTCAATGTGAGAGACTCTGTGGATAGAGAGATTGTCCCACTCATTGAGGAGCTCATTCGGAGTGTCAATCATGCAGTAGATGAGTTGTGCTTTTGGCTTGTCATAGAGATGCATATATCCTCTCAGTTGCCATTCGTATCCTTTGTCCTCTGCATCCTCCTCAAACGCTGGAAAGGTCTCCAGACTCCAGGGAGTTTTGATGTCAATGATAGTATCACCAGCAATGATATCGCACTCACCAGTGAGATGTCCTCTTGTTTCTCTTGTTTCATTCTTTTTAAAATTTGTCAACATAACAGTGTTGAGAAGTTCTATGGATTGATATTCAAAGTCAATCCCCTTTCTCATCTGCTTTGTCTCTATGGTTGTTTTATACTTGTAGTAATTCTCTTTTGCAAGTTGCTTGATATAGCTCTTTGCAGTCTCTGACAATACCTCTGTTTTGCTTCTTGGATTTGTCATCAGTTTTCCGAGGGATGAGCATCTGAATATCATAATTGTCCCTCCCTTTCTTTAAGTTGAATGATTCTTTTTATATCATCAATTGATAATTTATTGTAAATATCAAACAACTGTTTTCTGAATCTCAATGGCTCTTTTGCAAATTTATTATTTCTATACAAACCCATTATTCTATAATTACTCGTATCTATTAGAGTCAATTTATTTATCAAATTATCCTTTGTCATAACTGTCCCTCCTGTTCTTTTGTGAGTTGAAATGATTCTCTCAGTTGTTGGATGGTGTATGATCCATCCTTGATTGCTTTGAGAGCTCTCTTGAATTTCTCGTCTGAGATAGGTTGCTTTGACTTTGTGGATGAACTTGCAGTGTTCCCATCATCATCCACAGCCTGGAGAGATAGCAGACTCTGGATGGTTGCTCTCCGATAGTAAGTGGTTGCAGAGATGACCTTTTGTGGATCAGTGATCAATGGAAGTTCCAGAGATGATGAGATACTCTCTCCAGTCTCTACATCAATAATCTTGGATACCACCTTGCCATCTTCAATCGGTTGCAATAACAACAAACCCACCTCCATGAGCTCTGGCTCAACCGTATCAAGCAGAGCATTGATATCTGCATAGGTATTTTTGAAATGTGGATTCTTTGAGTTTTTGACAACCTTGCCGATGTTCATTTTCGCTGTTGCCAGTTTTGAATAAATGTTTGATTTCATATCGTATGTATTTAATTTCTACAAATATACTATTTATTTTTAATAAAAGCATCAAACCACTCAAGAAATTGATCCATGTCCCTGGCAATGATATAAACTCCTCCAGCTCTCTCAATATCCTCTTGATATTGTTTCTGAGCATCTGACTGTCTATCCTTCCCATACTTGACCTCAATCTTAACTGATCTCCCTCGGATGGTTGCAGAGATATCTGCTGTCCCTTTCGTTCCTTGTCCTGGTGTCCATTTACCAGCGAGTTGAGTGGTTGTGCCATTCGGATTCTTGATCTTGTTACCCATCCGATATTGTCCCTGGTTAGATATCCTCTCAGCTTGTCCCCCAGTTGCATTGATCCAGAAGATAATGCACTTGGTGAGATTGTTCGCTGAGTTGTCATTCCAGTTTGTTAGTGGGATATACTCTGGATTGATAGATGGATATTTCAATCGATGTGCTTCCAGCTCCATCTCTTTCATCTTCTCTCTGTTCTCTTTGGTCATTTCTCTTGCTTTATTGGTTTCAATTCAAAATATCTCCCTTTGGTTGAGTTCCTCCCTTTCTCAATTTCATAATCTTTCCATTCTGCATACTTGCTCAACCAGTTTGCGAATCTCTGTGGATTGAGATCATCGAATCTGTTGTATTCACTTTGGAATTGATTGAGGAGCTCTGCATTGTAATATGTGATTTCTGGATGCAATGGATTGTCAGTGACAAAGTCAAAGAAGTCTTTTGTTGTTGACTGGATGAATCTCTTTGCATCAGCATTGATGGAGATGGATTCGGTGAGTCCTTTCCTCAAAAATAGTTGCAGATTCTTGATCATGTAATTGTCAAATTTCAACCAGTCCTCATCAGTCCATTGGTCAAACAATAGTCTCCCATACTCAACTAGGGGATTTCTTTTCTGGTTAAAATATTGATAGAACTCCAGCTCATGTCTCCTCCGATCATGAGAACTCCCAGATCCAGCAATCACATAATTTGTTGTGATGACAATCTTTGGAGACCTCTCAAATGGGATGAAGATCTCATCCTTGTTTTTTCTGTTGACTGTGATTCCCTCCGAGATGATGGAGAACAATTGCTCAAAATCAAAGTTCCTTTTCACATCATCGAATGCCAGGATCTGACTATCCAGATTCACTCTCTGATAAACGAAATCAGACTTTGCTGGATTGAATGACTTGCCATCAATCTTGACTATCCTCCGAAAATATCCAAGAGCTGTCAACATCAGAGATTTCCCACTACCTCCATTGGGATTGTCATCAATCTCCTGGTCATTGAATATGATTGCTTTCTGATCTGTTTTGTCCTTGAATGTGTGGATAAGATATCCCAGTGTTGACTCAAGGGATTTGATTCTGACTGGATCTTGATTGCTCACCTTGGAGACAAAGTCTCTGAAATCATTCTGGAAGTCAATTGCAGTATCAAAGTCCCTTGGAATGATTTGATTCTCCCAGATGTATCCATTGACATCAATATATGATATCTGTTGGATGTCATCCTTTGTGACCTTGACAACACAATTTTTGAATGGGATGAATGACTCTGTTTTCGTATCCTGGATCATCTTGAGATTGATGGAGTCAATCATATTGAGATGATTCTCTTGGAAGAGATATGCATTCTTTGAGCAGTAGTTCCAAACATCAAACTCATTCTTTTCAATGAGATAGGAAAGGATGAAGTCCTTGATCTGATCCACTGATGAGAGTCTGACTTTGTTCTCTTTGACCTTGACAAATG